AGCTGCTTGCCGATGTCGATAACTTTACTAAAAACCTTAATAAAGCAGATAACGATGTTGTTTCATTCGGGGATAAGGTTTCAGACTTTGGAAAGAAAGCCGGTCTAGCCTTCGCAGCTGCTGGAGCCGCAGCCGTAGCCTATGCAGGCAAGTTAGCCATCGATGGCGTTAAGTCTGCCATTGCTGATGCAGCAGCCCAGGAGAAGTTGGCTCTTACTCTAAAGAATGTAACTGGGGCTACAGATGATCAGATAGCCGCTACAGAGGATTACATAACTAAGACTTCCCTAGCCTTTGGTGTTACCGATGATGACCTCAGACCATCCCTAGAACGCCTTGCAAGGGCTACTGGAGATGTCGAAAAGGCTCAGAAGCTTCAGACTGTTGCTATTGATGTCGCAGCCGGTTCAGGCAAGTCACTCGAGGCCGTCACTAATGCAATGGCTAAGGCCGCCGAGGGCAATACTGCCGCTCTATCTAAACTAGGCATTGGACTTACATCCGCTCAGCTTAAGACTATGAGCATGGATCAGATAACTGCCAAACTTGCAAACACTTTCGAGAACCAGGCATCTACTCAGGCAGATACATTCCAAGGAAAGTTAAATCGACTTACCATCGCCTTCGATGAAGGCAAGGAAACAGTCGGAGCCTTTATCCTTGATGCGATTACTCCAATGGTAGAACTCATTGTTAAGAATGTAATTCCAGCAATCCAGGACTTTACTTCTAATCTAAGCGAGAAGCTTCAGCCAGTCATGAAGGTTATTCGCCCAATCATTGATGGGCTTAAATCAGCATTTAATTCAGTTAGCACAGCTCTAAGAGATAATAATGAGGAACTTCAACCTTTCTATAACTTTATGAAGTCTATCTATAACTTTGCTAAGGATTATCTAGCGCCTGTAATTGGCGAGACTCTTGGCCTAGCCTTCAAGGCTCTAGGTAAGATTATCGCTGGAATTATTGACACCTTTGCAGACTTTATTAACCAGATTAGCAAGATTAAGAATCTCATTGACGGCATCGCTTCTGCCGGTTCAGCAGTAAAGAACTTCGTAACTGGTGCTTCTTTTGATACCGGGGCTACATCTCCAGCAACTCCAATGACCCCTAGCGCACCTTTGCAGACTCCTTCACTTCCACGCTATATCGCAGCAAGCGCCGGAACTACCAATATTACAGTTAACGGGGCAATCGATAGCGAATCAACTGCTCGCCAGATCGTAACTATTCTTAATGACTCCTCAGCTCGAGGAACCCTAGGCGGGGGCTTAATCTACGCATGACCGCCTGGACTCCCACCTATAAGATTCTGGTAGATGGCACCGAGGTAACAGATGTTACCGTTGCCAACCTAACAGTAACTTCTGGGCGTACTGATATCAATCAGCAGCCAGTTGCAGGATATTGCCAGTTGCAGTTATTAAACCTAGATAACTCTAGCTATAACTTTACAGTAGGAACTAGCCTGACAGTTGAAGTAACCAATTCAGTCGGAACTTATGTGCCTATCTTTGGTGGGCTTATCTCAGACTTTACTGTTGCCGTTAATAGAGCCGGAGACCTTGGCTATACAACCACAGCAACTATTACGGCACTTGGGGCGTTATCTAAACTTCCTAAAATTATTGATAACGGAGTTCTATCGCAAGACCAAGATGGAGACCAAATTTATACACTTCTTTCAGGCTATCTCTTAGGCCAATGGAATGAAGTGCCAGCAGCTGAGACTTGGGCTAATTACAACCCAACCGAGACTTGGGCTAATGCAGTAAACATCGGCTTAGGCGAAATAGACCGCCCGGGCGATTACACCCTTATCTCACGATCATCAAGCAAGACAGACCTTTACTCTCTTTGCACAGATATTGCTAACTCAGCCTTTGGCGTTCTCTATGAGGATGCTAACGGCAATATCGGTTATGCAGACCAGACTCATCGCCAGGATTACCTAGCGGCTAACGGGTACACCACCTTGGATGCTAACCATGCCAACGGCCTTGGCCTAGCTGCGACCACTCGCGCTGGAGACCTTAGAAACTACTTCAACATAATTTACAATAACAATGGCAACCAGTCCTATGTGGCTCAAGATTTAACCAGCCAATCTCTTTATGGCACTTATGCAGAATCTTATACTTCTCGCATTAAGCACACCGCAGATGCAGAAGCGTTGGCAGATCGTTACATTGAATTAAGAGCTAATCCTTCTGCTAAATTTCAGAGCATTACCTTTACCCTTGGAAACCCTGAAATTGACGATGCTGATAGAGATGCTCTTATTAACATATTTCTAGGCCAGCCAGTCTGGATTCAGAATCTACCGCCTAACATCTCTTTGGGCTCTTTCCAGGGTTATATCGAGGGCTGGACATTTCGGGCAAGCCTTAACAACCTAAGCGTGACTTTCAACGCTTCTCCAATAAACTTCTCCCAAGTTGCGGTAAAATGGGAGCAGGTAAATGCAGCAGAGACTTGGAACACTCTAAGTCCAACCCTTACATGGATTAACGCGATAGGAGTCGTAGCCTAATGGCAACAACCACAACCAACTTTGGCTGGGATATTCCTCAGTCAACCGATCTAGTAAAGGATGGCGCAACCGCTATCGCTGCACTAGGCCAAGATATTGACACAGCTATGGTCGACCTTAAGGGCGGCACTACAGGCCAGGTATTAGCCAAAGCATCTGGAACAGACCTCGATTTCTCATGGGTCGCTCAAGATGATTCAAACGCTATTCAGAACGCTATTGTCGATGCTAAGGGTGATCTTATTGCTGCAACAGCAGCTGATACTCCAGCCCGCCTAGCCGTAGGAACTAATGGTCATGTGCTCACAGCTGATTCAGCAGAAGCGACTGGCATAAAGTGGGCTGCGGTTCCTGCTTCTGATTCATACACTTCACTAGCAACTGGATCACTAAGCGGTGCAAGCACCACAATCAGTTCAATCTCAAGCGCCTATAGAAAATTAGTTTTAGTAGTTACAAGTTTCCAAGGCAGCATTCAGGACAATCTTACCCTGCAAGCAAACGGCAACACCGGGTCTAACTACACTTACACCCAAATCCAATCGGGCACTACAACTATTTCCTCGTCAAATACCGCTTCATCATTTATTATGTCAGTTCCTTTATGCGAAACCTCGTCAAATAGCAGCACAATGATTATTCAAATCGAGGATTATGCAGCAGCAAAGCAACACGGATTTATTGCTAACGGCGCAGGACTTTATAGCGGAACTAAGGCAGGTTCTTGGTCTGTTGGTATGTTTGACAGCGCAGCAGCAATAAGTTCATTAACGCTCAAGCCTTTGACCGGTACATTTAGCGCCGGAAACTATGTCCTATATGGAGTGAAATAATGCCAAAGCCAACAATCAGAATCCATAACGCAGAGACTAACGAAGTCATTGATCGTGAGATGACCAACGAGGAATTCGCTGCGCATAAAGCATTCGAGGCAGAACTAATTGCCGAGAGAGAAGCTCTAGCAGCAAAGGAAGCCCAAAAGGCAGACCTATTGAACCGTCTAGGGATTACAGCTGAGGAAGCTGCTCTACTACTGGCATGACCCCAAAGTTATGCAAAGCCGGACAACAGTTAAGGCTTCAAGTTGACGATTCTTACTTATCAAGGGATAAGTCCAGCGATGGGTGGCTTGGCGATTACCGTCATTCAACGCGTGCTTCTGACCACAATCCTGATAAACAAGGCATCGTCAGAGCCATTGATATTGACCGGGATTTATCTGGTAAAGCAAAGCCCGACCTCATGCCTGACCTTGCAGATCAGATACGACTCTGCGCAAAGTCTGACAAGAGAATTAGTTACATCATATTCAACGGCAAAATTGCTTCCCCTCGCATGGGGTGGCGCTGGCGCAAGTATTCTGGAATCAATCCGCATACTAAGCATTGCCATATCTCTTTCACTCCAAAGGGCGATACAGATGGCTCGTTCTTTAATATCCCAATGATAGGCGGAACTGCATGAACATGAAAAATCCAGCAATCCTTACAGCAGGAGCATTTTTAGCTGCATGGGGAGCATCTAACTTTGCACTTGATTATCGTTCAGTTCTCTGGGCGGTTCTAGCAGGCGTGTTCGGATACGCAACTCCTAAAAAATAATGAGCGCGGTAGATTACTCGGCTATTGCCGTTGGAATTGTTACTGTCCTTGGCGGCACAGCTGCGTTTCTACAGTTTCTAGTTAAGCATTACTTAAATGAACTTAAGCCCAATGGTGGCTCAAGCATTAAGGATCAGGTTAATCGACTGGAAACGCGTGTCGATACCATAATCGAGATGTTAGGTAAGTAACACTTATCTCATGGCAAGAACCAAAAAGGTCATAGACCTTGATGCGTATTCAGCTCTAGACCAATACTGTATTGCTCTGCATGTTTATTACACAAGCCTTCGCAAGGCTGGATTCTCTACGGACATGGCGTTCTGGCTTCTGCTAGATCGTGAGTCTTACCCTGACTGGATTCTGCCTGCTAAACCCATCGAGAAAATCTCGGGCAATGACTATGAGGATGATGACGAGGACTAATGACAGTCAAAAGAATTGCTTGGATTTCAGATATTCAAGCCCCGTTCTTTCATGAAGCAGCAGTCAAAAATCTAGGCAAGTTCTTAAAGGTCTACAAGCCTCACCAAACCATCTGTATCGGTGATGAAATTGACTTGCCTCAGCTTGGTGGCTTTGCGCAACCTTGGCAAGAGGTAGAAGGCAACATCGATGAAGATCGTAAACTTACTTTAGAGATTCTCGAATATCTTGGGGTTACCGATGTAGTCGGCTCTAACCATGGCGCTCGAGTTTACAAGTCTCTATCTCGCAGACTCCCAGCATTTATGAATCTTCCAGAGCTGCGTTACGATAAATTCATGGGTTATGACAAAGCCGGGATTAAGTACCATCCCAATGGCTTCGACTTTGCTCCAGGCTGGCATACCTGCCATGGAGATGCCTTCCCGCTATCCAACAAGCCCGGTCAAACCGCCTTAAACGGCGCAATGCGGATGGGTAAATCAATCGTCTCAGGCCACACGCACAGACTGGGGCTATCTGCTCATTCTGAGGCCTCTGGTGGCCGGTACGGGCGCATTGTATGGGGAGTCGAGGTTGGCAACCTAGTAGACCTCTCAAGCCCCGGAATGGGCTATACCAAGGGTTATGCCAACTGGCAGATGGGATTCGTAGTCGGCACTTTACACGGCAGACGATTCACCCCAGAACTTATCCCTATCGATCATAAGGATGGCTCATTTATCTATCAAGGCAAGCGTTATGGATGATTTATATGTCGACATTAAACGCACAATAGATGACCAAGTAGACACTACAGAATTGTTACCGTTTCGTTATCTAAATCTAATCGACCAAGAGCTGCCACTAGGGTAACTTTCTCTTAGTGCCGAAGTACGGCGCGAAGGGAGCAAGATGATTACTAACCACGATCATATAGTTTTACTATCGATGCTAATTGGTTCACTTCCGGGATTTCTTATTGGATATGCCAAAGGCCATGAACACGGCAAGATTCAAGGGAAGATAAATGCCCGCCGTTTAATCAAGGCTCAGACCCAGCATCAGGTTAATCGATGAACGCCCGTGATTACCTCAACGAGGCCAGAGCTACTATTCAAGACCGTGGAGCTGATTACGGTCACCCAAGTGACAATATGCAGAGAACCGCATCCTTATGGAGTGCATACCTTGAAATGCCAGTCAACGATTACCAAGTCGCAATGTGTATGGCATTGGTCAAAATCGCAAGGTCGATGGAAACGGCAAAGACTGATACCTATGTAGACCTAGTTGCATATACCAGCCTGGCTGCTCAATTACACACCGAGGAGAATGAACTATATGTTTAATTTAGAAGATTACGAAACAGTCGAAGAACGCCTAGTTAAGTTTTGGAAGGATCACCCAGATGGTCGTATTTTTACGGAGTTGCTTGATTCGGATAATGGCCGGTTTATTGTTTCAGCTGCTATCTATAGAACTGAAGTTGATC